AACTCCTGCAAACGCTGTTTCAAAATCAATAGCTGATTTAGTCGCAACGGTACCAAGCCCAATAATTGGAGCCGTAACTTCTTACTTAAACTCTGTCCTACATCGGTCATTTTTTCGCCAACATCTTTTAGTTTTTTTGATGCTTCTTCCATTCTTTGCGCAAAAATATTTTTTTGCTGATTTACTTGCTTTAATTGTTCTTCATAATATTTTAATTTTGACGCAGTTTCTTCTATTTCCCTTTTAAATGCTCTATATTGCCTTTCTGATATTTCGCCTTTCTCAAATTGTTCATTGACTTGTTCTTGTGCTGCTCTTAGTCTATCAAGTTTTTCTCTAGTAGCTGCTATTTGGTCGCCTAATAACTTCTGTTTTTGTGATAAAAGTTCTGTATTTTTAGGGTCAAACCTAAGAAGTTTATTAACATCCCGTAACTCTCTATTTATATTCCTAGATTGCTTATTTACGTCTTCTAATACCTTTTCTAACTTGCTGGCATCTGCACCAATCTCTATCGTAATTCCTCTAATTCTAGCCATTGACTCACCACCTTATAAGTAGCGATAAAAGTAGTCTATATCTTCTTGAGTAGCTTGTCTAGGTTGCTCTTCATTTTCTCCTATATACATATCTAGAAAATCAAAAAAATCATTCAGGGAAAATAGATTTAATTCCTCAAAAGATAATCCCACCTTCTTAGCAGCTACTAATATACTAATTTCAAAGTTAAAATCCTCATTTGTTGACTTGTTTCCTTTATTCAGATGTTTCTCGCTTACGAAAGGTAGCATTCATCGCCTCTTCTATTACATCAGTTATGACTTCTGACAAATCTATAAATTCAAATTCAGCTAACCAATTTTCAAAGTCTTTCATATTCTTGCCCATTTTCGCTGTCTTTTCCATTGCCCATATCATCTGCAATAAGTTTATATCATCTAAAGCAGTATTATCATATGCTAATGCTTGCATTTTTAATAAATCACTTGAAAACGACTGCCCAAATTCTTTTTTATAAAAATAAGGTGTCATTGGTGAGCCAACAATTGTTATCTCTCTATTTCCTAGCTTAATTGTTCTCACTTACATTACCTCCTTGTAAAAAAAATCAAGGGTAGACTTAGGTCTACCCTATACTTCTGGTACAAATGTCGGTACATAAACACTATCAAAGAATGAATTGAATACAGTTTCATTATTATCGTTAAGCTCTATATCTCCTTTTACTATCATCTTTCCATTTATCTCAATTGGAGAAATAGTTACAGGCAATGTGATTGTACTTGGTTCCGTACTTTCTGTTTTAGTTTGTTTTTCTCTAGTAGGTCTATTAGCTTGAACATCATAATATACAAATCTTCTATTTCTTGCATCGCCTTGCACTTCTCCCATAAGTGCAAATTTTTCTGGTTTTCCATCTGCTATTTCTACCAACATTCCATTTTCGTCTATTTTCCAGCCTAGCATCCTTGCTAGTATCTCATCTGGAAGATTAGCCATTGTTAAATCTCCAGTATATCCGTTGTTTGAGCTTGCCACATAATATACTATATCGTCTGCATAAAAAGGAGTGTTTTCCCCTTCAGGGTTTGGAGAAAAGCTTACTGCACCCGGTATCTTGATTGGCTCTTCCCATGCTGGCTGGTCTGTGGCTGTATCATCCCTAAAAGCAATATGAACATTTTTAAAGCCAAATATCACCTTATTTTTACTCATATTTCAACCTCCTATAACTTGAATTTCGTATAATACTTGATACAAGTCTTCTGCTTCGATATAAGTTTCTGTTTTATCATAATAAATGTCATTTTCATCAAATAAATTCTCTATTAATTTTTCGCTTTCAAAGTCTTTCTTATCTGAATAAAGCTCTACTTGATAGTTATCGACTTTTTGATATACTCTATTGTCTGCGCCAAAGTTATTTGAGTGAGTGAATAGGTAAATAATGTAAGGAGGATTAGGAGCGGGCTGATTAGGTTTAACGGTAAAATGATGATAGAAAACTGGCAAATTTGTTGATTTTAACAAGTTATACAACTCTGCTTCCGTCATCTCCCTAACCTCCTTTAATAATTATCTCTACTTTAGATGAAAATTCTTTTATCACTTTTTCCTCTACAGGTTTTATGTGTGGAATTCCTTTAACCCTTCCACCACCTCTTTTAGCATGACCATGCTCTAGGAGATGAGTTAGCCCCGGCTTTGCTTTATTGTAAATAATAATATTGTCTACATCCCCTACTTTCTTCTCTGTTTTCCTTCCCCAGCCTTTTGCATATTCGCCAGTTTTTTTAGGGGATTTTCGCTTTTAACTCTTTCACCGCTTCATTCGCTATTTTTTGACCTGTTTTATCTATTCCTTCGATAACATCCTCCGTATATTCGGAAAGTATTTTGGCTATCTCGTTTCCTAACTGCTCTAAAGGTATTTTCGCCATTTTAAAACACCTTCTCGCACACAAGCTCTATTTCTTCAGAGCTTGCTAAATAGGTCCTAATCACTCTATATTTTTGCCCTTCAAATTCCACTTCTTTTTCTCCGTTATATTCAAAATTATGAACAATAAAAGTTATTTCTGGCTTTAGCCCTGTTTGTGCAGCAGCGTAAAATTCATTCCTAACTATTGATTTAATTCCGCATAATATTTTTCTTTCTATTGGCTTTATTTTTACCTCTTGACCTATTTCATCTTGTTCGGTCTCATAGCTGAGCAATGTAAGCTCATAATCATAAGTCATCATCATCACTCTCTTTAGCTGCATGAATTAATAAATTATGCAGCCTAAATTGAAGATGTCTAGGCATCCCTCCTTCGCTATCTTTGCTTTGGTATCTCCACGTTGCATAATCCACAATAAACATCAAGTGATATGGATTAGAAACATCAAGCGCTATTCCTTTTTCCTCTTCCAGTTCTTTTCTTACTCCATCTATTATCGCACTCAAATACCTATCTCTGACTGAGGACGTAATGCCTAGTCGTGCTTTTACTAAATCTAATATGGTTGATGTATCCATTACATCAACTCCTTTAACATTTCCGCTTTGGTCATTCTCATATCTAACTCAATCCCTTTGTTTTTCGCATACTCTACCAATTCTTTTTTAGTCATGCTTTCCAGATTTATTTCATCCAACTTTTCTACTAAAATACCATGAGCGGTAGAGTTTATTTCCTCATACCGCTCATGAGTTATATCTATTATTTGCCCTATTTCGTAAACTTGTTTTGTATATTTATCTACAAATTTTTTTACAACTCTTACTTTCATAAAAATCACTCCTTAAGCTTCAGGAGTGTCCTCTATTTCTATTTTCACAAAATAACCGGGATATATTGGTTTTCCGTCATATCTAGCAGTCGCCTTGAATACAGTTTGGTCTTCTATAAATCTTACATCAGTAGAAGCTGCAATTTGTACCCCTCTTCTTTCGCCTAGCAAGTACTTTTTGAAGTCTCCAAGAATGATAGTATTATCAGGAGTATATTGATTAAATACTATTCTTGTTCCATCTGGTAGCCTTGGGGCTTGTGCATTTTGAATTACAAATCTGCCATCTGCAGTATTTACAAAAGTTTGAGGAGCTATCTTTGAATAATATAGGCTTCTCTTCATGACTGCTATAACTTCGCCAATAGCTGCTCCGTCTTCTCCGTCATCAATCAAAGCCATCTTTGAAGTTATGTCTGGTAGTAAACCGCTAGAAGTAACATTATGTTCTGCAAATTCTGGTTCTTGTAAAGCCGTTATAATTCCTGTAGGCTGTTTTCCACTAGCACCTGTGCCGTTGATGATAGCTTTATCAAGTGCTTTCGCTATAGCCATAGCTAATCTCTCTTCTAGGTAGTTTGCTAGATTTATCATGCTATCTTCAAGTATTGCATTGGATACCGGGATGTAACCTCCAACTTTATATCCGTCAAGTTCGGTTTGAGTGAAAGCTGTTGAAATTTCGGATAAAGCGCCTGTCATTTCTACCCATATTGCTTCAGGAATTTCTCCATCTAAAATAACTCTTGCAGTACCAGATAAAGGCTGCACCGTTACTTCGTTGTAAAGAGTAGAATAATCTCCAAGTCTAGTTTGTATCATATTGACGACCTCTTCAGGAATAAGTATATCTGCTCCAGATACGGACCTCTTTTCTTTTACTAAATTAGCAATTGTTTCATAAAATTCTTTTACTTCTTTCCTGTTTAATCTTTCTAACATTTGGTCTCTAGTTTCGTATTTGTTTACCATTGCGCTTAAACCTCCTCTTATTTTAGGTATAATTATATTTCTAACGTCAGTCCTTTGAGCTGAATTGTCGTTTTGTGGTTCTTTATTTTTTGGTTCCTTGCTGTTTATTTGCTCTAATTCTCCTTCAAGCTCGGCTATTTCGTTTTCAAGCTTGCTTTTCTTTTCTTCTAGTTCTGTTTTTTCTTGTTCTAGCTTATTAACTTCTTCTTCTACAAGGTTAATCTCTTCTTCTGTTTGAGCTTCTTCTATTGCTTTTTCTAATTCTTCCCCTCTAGTTTTTAGTTTCTGTTCTTCTTCAAGGTAGCTATTTAGCAATTGCCTTGCTTGTTCAATTTTCTTTGATATTATCAATTGTCTTAACATATTTCCCTCAACCTCTCTTTCAATTTGTTTTTTCTAGCTTCTAGCAGCCTTTGTTTATGCTGTTCCAAATCCTTCTTTCTTGCTTCTATAGTAGTGGTTGGATAAGCAGGGAAAGTAACAGGCGAAACTTCATGTAAATCTATTTTCCTTAGAATGAATTTAACTGTGCCATCGTCTCTGTTTTGAATTTCTTCACTAATGATGTTAAACCCAAAACTACAAGCGTTAATATCACCCCTCTCAATCCTTGCATAAATGTCTAGAGCTTGTTTGTCATTTGGATTGATTTTTACTCTGCCAAACAACCCTTTTTCATCTTTTTTTAACTCTAAAGTTCCATTTCCGGTCCTGCCTAATACAATATTGGTATCATGATTAAATAAACATCTTATATCGTTGTTTTTTAAAGCTATCATCTACTGCTTCAGGTGCTACTTCTTCAAATACTCCATCCCAGAGCTCGGTCTCTTCATTAAACCTTATAAAATAGCCTTCGATAAATCTTTCATCATTTTCTTGCCTTGTGTGGAAATCTGTTCTGAAATACATTTCTCTAATTTTAATCTTCATCACCTCCTTGTAATTTGCTTTGGTCCCCAATTTTGTCTAATGGGATATAGTTTTCTAAAATGACTAACTCTGATAATCCTTCTTTCGGAGATAGACCTAGCCAGTCCCTCACCTCGTTACCTGTCATAATCCCTCGCACATACATATCGCTGCCCACTTTTGCAAGTTCGCTAATGTCATAAGCATATAAGGACCTAGGATTAAATTTAAAATACAAGTCAGGGCTGTATAAAAGTTTTCTTGTAAGCTCCTGCTCTATCTCTTTAGCTATAGGCAATATTGTCGAATTGATAAAATTGTTGTACTCTTCCTTGTTGTACTCTCCTATCCCCAATAAAAAAGCAGGTATGCCAAATATACCTGCAACTGTCCTTTTGTCTATCTCTACAGATTCATTTATTGCTATATCTTTCAAGGATAACGGCTTGACTTGCTCTACTTCTAGTAGTTCAGCTGGAATAATCCAAGGCTGCCCTGCTCTGCTTGTTTCTAAATATTTCTTGTAAACATTGTCTCTGCCTTCTTCGCTTGATAATTCAGCAGTTAATGAGTCTACCTTCACTATCAAAGAAGGCATGTATTTGCCTTCCATAAATGTTTTCTTAGTCGCCGTTGCTTGTTTTAGGTTATTGATTATATCCTTTAATACTACTCTATACCCTGTCCCCATCCAAGGTTTTTCAGGGTCGGGGTTAATTGTAAAGTGCAACACTTCATCATGGTTATATACTTCCCCTTGATAAAGAATTGCATATCCGTCATCTGTTTCTACAAAAGATACTGAATATGGGTTCAAGGGGATTAGTTCGTCTATTAGCCCATCTCTCATTTTGGGGAATACAACACAATTTCCTTCGCCTTCTAGAAGCATTGTATATACTATATTGTACATCCAAGCTTTTCTTGTCATTAGGCTGTAAGGGTTAATATCAATTTTCCTTGATAGTTCATTTTTTATTCTTATATCACCGTCTTCTGTGTTTTGCATCAAATAAATTGTCATACTAGATATAAGGTCCGCTATTTTCCCTGCTGCAATCCTTACATCTGGGCTATCAGATAATCTTCTGTAACCGGGGACCGTCAAAGTATTATATGCTTCATCGCTTATAAGCCAGCCTACTAATGGATTAGGGTCGGCTCTTACCTTTAGTTTGTTTCTTATATTTTTAAACCAGCCCATTTATTCACCACCTTTCAACCATTTCGTTGCTGTCTGGCTTTTCTGCATATTCTTAAGCATCTGCATTGCTGCAAATACTGTCGCATCAAATATATCTATTCTCATTGCAGGTTCGACTTTTTCATATTTTACTGCATCATCAGTCTGTTCTATTGCTCTTACGTTTTGCACACAATACTCAAAAGCTTCTGAGTGCAAATAATAAAACTTTCCGTCTTTGACTTTCTTTTCAATTCTCCTAAACCCTTCTGACTTCAAATAGTAAAGCTGTGGCGTATCCTCTATTCTAAACTTGTGCATTTTCATTCCAAGAAAAAACTCCCTACCAAATTTACGGTCAAAGCCTACCTGTTCTATTTTAAAGCCTTTGTCCCGCATTTTTACAAACCACTTGATTATATCATCATAATTGACGGTCGGAGTGTTGCACATTGTAAGCCAACCATCGTCTGCCCAGCCAAAAAGGGGTATATTATCTTCTTCGGCTTTCTGATGAGCTGCTACAACTGGAAACCAAGCATGAGTTATCGCTATATCTACATCTCCATAAGTACCGTATAATGCAGCTGCAGTTAAGTCGTGCATCTTTGAAAGGTCGGCACCACCATACCACTTAATTGGTAACTTAGCTAGCTCATCTATGGTCCAATTATATCTCCTATCACTAGCCCTAAATTCATCGATGTTAAAGTATGATTTCATTGAGCTAGTATAAATATTGAGTGATTTTGCAAGAAACGATTTTCTCTGTTGAGGGTCGTTTTGTGCTTGCATTGCGTCATTTAGCAATTCTTGAGCAGATACTGACACGTTGTAGTTAGGATTAGCTTTTTCGTGCTCTATCGGGTCTAAATAATTAACATTCCCGTTTTCGTCTTCATCAGCTTTGGCAATAAACACAAAATATTGCTCATCTTTAACAGTCCCATTAAGGATTTTCTGACAATACTTCATGCGGTTATAGCAAAAAGAATTAGGATTATCTCCAGCTGTAGTTATCCCAATGCAAAGAGAGTTTCTATAAGCCTTTCCAGACTCTTTTATTGTATTATATTGGCTAGGCGATTTATACAAATGTAGCTCATCTAATATCTGTATCAAGGTATTTAAAGAGTCCATTCTATCGCTGTTGCCTGCTATGGTTTCTATTCTCATGTAGCCATCCCCAAGGTCACCACTAATAGAGTGTTCTTGGTTGTTGTCAAGAATTCTAAAGTTCTTATCTTCTCCCATTTGTCGCAAATTGTAAAGAATAAAATTGAAACTTTGCAAGGCTTGTTTTAACTGATTGCCGACAATCACTATCTCGGCACCAGATTTCCTCTCTAACAACCCTAATCCCCACGCTAAAGCGGATACAAACAAGGTTTTCCCATTCTTTCTGGGGACCATGATAAAAGCCTCTTTAAATCTTCTCATAATTGTCCCTTTATGATAAAAACCTAATAGATTATAAACAATAAATTTTTGCCAAGGCTCTAATAAAAAAGGACGACCTCTTAACGGTCGACCTTGCATGTCTTCGCCTTTTTGATGAGTGAAGGTCTTTTCAATTATCTGTATAACAAATTCAGCATTTTTGGGGTCAAAATCATAGGCAGGATTTTCTAAATCCTTTTTAAACCTTTGACATGCTTGTATAATTTCTCTACAGGCAACCTTCTTTCCTGTCAATATACTGTCTACATACTCCATTACTACATCATAATTTTTGTGTTTTTTCATTTTTTATCAAGCTCGCTTAATACACTCGCAAGCTTCGACCCAGTTTGCTTTTCTGCTGTTACTTTTTCTAAGGCTCTAGGGTTTAAGCATAACATATTGGAGTATGTAGCAATGTCTACCCTAAGTTTTTCTATAGCTGTCAGCAATGGAGTTTTTCTCATGTTAGTAGCTCCAGCCTTGTTGGTGTATTCTTCTTCCACTTTGTATCCGCTGGCTTCAAACTGCTCCATGAATACTTCATACTGGTGCAGCATGTCTACAAACACATCTATGGTAGTTTTGTATTCTGGTTTATATACTCCAAGCTCTTCCATATGTTTTTTTACTTGCTTCATGATAGTGCTTTTCTTCCTTGCCAAGCTCATCACCCCGCTTTCAAAAAAACTCGCGCTATTGGAAAGAGT